GGCCTCACCCTCGCGCTCACGGCGCAGATTCTCGAAATGGCCCTTGCCGGGCTTCATGTTCCCAGGCAGGCCCTGATTGGGTAGCGACTCGAAGCTGCGGGTGCGCGACGAGATGAAGTAGCGCTTCGCGGGGATAAGCCCTTCCTTGACCGCCCGCTCCTCGATCTCGAGTGCCTCGCGCGCGCCGACCGACCACATCTTGATCTCGAATGGGCCGCCGTTCTGCGTCTGCCACTTGGCAAACTCGTCCTTGCGGGCGCCGTAGGTTCGCAGGTCGGCCTCGTACTCGATAATCGCTTGACGGAAGTCGACCATCGCGAGATCGAACTCTGGGTCGCCTTCCTTGCCGCGCGGGGCAACCGGGCGCTTGGGAGCGCTCGGCGCGGTCGGACCGCAGTCCCACAGATAGACCATCGACCGTTCGCGGTCGGCCATCGCGGCGAGGCCGGGCCCGACGTTCGAGAGCTTGACGTACTCGTTGAGTTGGATCGCTTCGACCATGTTACTGCATCGCCGGGAGGACGGCCATGAAGGCCTTGAAGGTGATGGAGGCGTTCGAGCCGCCAAGCACGACGTACAGCTTGACGTACTCGTACTTGACGTTGTTCTGCTCGTTGGAGAACAGAATCTCGTAGCGGTTGCCGCCGATCGCGGGGACCGCTGGCGGGGTGAAGTTGTTGGGGACATCGCCGGTGCCGGCAATGGCGAGTTGCAGCGCGCCGGCCTGCATGACGTTCGTGGCGCCGAAGGCCGGGTCGTTCGAGACCAGCACCATCAGCTTGTAGTAGCAGCCCGACGTGACGACAATGGCGGTGACGTCGATGACCACCGCGGCGTCAGTGCGCTGTTGCTGCGGCGTGATCGTCGAGGAAGCGGCAATCGAGGGCAGCGTAACCGTGATGTTCTGGTTGCCGCCACAATCGATGATGCCGTCCGCGCCGCCATACTGCGCGTAGCCGGATGCCGTCATAGCGGCGGCGCCGTCGGCGAGAGCGAGGTTGGCGTCAAATCCGTAAGTGCGGTCGCCCATCTGGGCCTCCTGTTAATTCAGCCCCACGATCACGCGACGATCGGCGCGTTGGTCCACGAGGTCATGCGGGTCAGGCAATACTTGAACTCGTCGACCAGACCGACGTCCCAAGAGATGTGGGTGCGGTAGGTCTTGCGGTCTTCCAGCAGGCCGACGTCTTCGGGCGTCAGGTTGCGGACGTAGATGCCGCGCAGCATGCCCTCGCCAAGCGTCATGCCGTAGATCGACGACGTGACCGCCGAGCCGGTGCCGTAGGCGACTTCATTGAACTGGAGGACGGGAATCTGGTCGTCCTTGGGGTAGCCGTAGAGAAGCCGGATGCCGGCGTAGGTCAGCTTCGGCCGGCCGATCTCGTCCCAGGTCTGCATGACATAGCCGGTCAGCGACTGGGTGCGCGCCGCCTGAATCCACAGGGGCAGCGACAGGAACGGGACGAACAGGTAGCGAGTGCCGGACTTGCCCGACAGGTTGTTGAGCATCGTGTCGAGGTTGGCGAGGCTGAGCGCCGCGCCGCCCGAGGCCGTCGAGTTGTAGTAGATCCGGCCGAACTTCTGCGCGCGAACCTGGAGGCCGTTGAAGACGCGCGGATTGACCGACTGGTCGCCCTTGACGAAGGTGTCGATCCACAGGCGGGCGAAGGCGGTGATACCCATCCGTTCTTCGTAATTGCGCCGCTCGGGGCCGAAGCGATCCTGGATCGCGCGGTCGATGTCGATGTCGTGGTCGATGATGTAGGTCGCTTCGTCGAACGGCGAGATCACGCCATGCCCGGACGAAGACGCCTCGTTGACGGCGCGGAACACCGGCGTCGCCAGCGAGGCTTCGCGATAGCCGACGTACTTGGAGCCCTTCAACCCCTCGAAAGGCATGACCTCGAAAACGTCGCTGTACTGCGTGAACATCTCGATCACGGGGCGGCGAACGTCCTCCGGCGCCATTCCCTTGGCGTATTCCGTGAGGGTCATGAGGTTCGAGACGGCCATCGGAATTCCCTTTCAGATCACGGATTGGACGCGCTTGCCGTGTAGGTCCACGAAGCGACAGCGGTGTTCGCCGTTCCCGCCGCGTTGGAATGCAGCACGGAGGTCGCGGCGCTGACCGTCCCCTGCGTCTTTTGGACATCGTCGGCCATCTTGTGCAACATGCGCGCGATATAGGCAACCTCAGCCGACTTCTTGTCGAAGGCCTGGTCGACGAAGGTGGCGACGAAAACGGTCATGTCAGGCGACCTTCTTGCCCTGCGCCGCCGCGGTCATGCGGCGGGCGTAGTCGAGACGATCCGGCATCGAGAGCTTGTTGTAGTCGGCGTCTGACAGTTTGCCCGGCACTTCTGGCGGCTCGCGGCCGCCGCTCTTGAAGGTGCCGGAGCCGGTGAACTTGGCGATCAGCGATTCCGCCATCTGGACGTCGGCCGCGGTGAACAGGCGCGAGACGAAGCGGCCGCCGGACTCCTGGCCGAGCAGGCCCTGCGCCCAGGTCTGGATCGCGGTGACGCGCGCCTGGCCGTTGGCGCCCAGCTTGCCGATCTCGGCTTTGCGCGCCTGGTCGATCTGCGCGGCGGTGCCGACGCGGTCGCCGGCGACGAGGGCGATGGCTTCCTGGAAGGCTTCCTGGGTCAGGCCGTTCTTCTGCGCCCATTGCTGGCCTTGCGCCCACAACGGGTTGTCGACGTCGATCTTGAACTCGACGCCCTGCGGCAGAGTGAAATCCTTCGGCAGTTCGATCTTGTAGTCTTCCGGCTTGGCCGGCAGCGTCAGCCGGCGCGATTCGTCGGCGGCGACGCGGGTCTGCAATTCGTTGAAGTGGGCGGCGAACTCGGCGTCCTTGACCTTGCCGGCGGCGGCGTCCCAATACGCCTCGGGAATATAAGCCGGCCGCTCGCTAGTCTGAGCGGCCGGAGTCGGCGTGGGAGCTGGGGTCGGCGTCGGGGTCGGAGAAGCCGGGGACGTAGTCGTCGCGGCTGACGAGACGGGCGCCGGGGATGCGACGGGCGGAGCGCTCGACGGCGTTGGCGAGGCGGAAGGTGACGGGGCGACTTCGGTCACTTAGAGCAATTCCCTCGGCCATCAGGGCCATTAGATCACGCGCGAAACTGCGGCGACCGTGGTCGGCTTGCAATGATCTCTCCGATCCATCGCTGATGACGCCGCAGAGCGCCTTCTGCAAATAGAGGTAGAGCGTCACGCCGTCTGGCGTGCGCGCAATGCGGTCGATCGCTAGCTTAAGATCGTCGTCGGAAACTTCGCTCATGCGGCCGCTCCCGGCGTCTCGTTGGGCGGCGCTCCAGCATGGCGCGCGCCGGCCAGTTGGGCGATCGCCGCGGTTGCCTGTTTGACCTGGTCGGGATTGCGCCACTTGATCAGGCCGACGCGCATCTTGTCGACGATCGCCTTCATCGTCCCGGCGCCGTCGCAGTACATCTTGAACTCCTCGGGGAAGGTCGGCGCGATGATTTGCAGCGCCTTGATCGCCATCCCGACTTCCTGCTGCTCAGCGGCGGCCTGCGCCGGATTGCGCGGCATGGTCGCGACGGCGCGGCCGTCAACGCGGATCGGCTGGATTGCGCCGGCCTTCTCAAGCAGCCACTTGAAGCGGAGGAAAATCTGCGCCGGCCCCTCGCGCCAGAACGGCAGGCCGGGCGTCCCGAGGCGCCGCTGCGCCCGCGCCATCTCGTCGAGCCACTGGCCGAGCGTCGGCGGCGTGTCGCCGGTCTGCTCGGGGTAGTCGACGAAGAACAGCTTGCGCAGCTTCTTGATCTTCTCCTGATATTGATAGTTGGCGACCTCGGGCGGGGGGACCTTGTAGATTTCCTTGACATCGCCGGACGTGCCGGGCCGAATCGGATAGGCCATGCCTTCCTCGACGCCCTGTTCAACGGCGGCGAAGGAATCGTCGGGATAGGTGATCGGCGGGTTGATCGACAGCGCGGCGTGGTTCGTCCGCATGTATTCGAGTTCATCGATCTGGCGGAAGCTCGGCAGGCCCTTGATCAGTGGGCCGACGCCGTGCGGCCAGTCTGCCGTCGCGCCGAAGCGCATGACCAGCAGCGGGCACGAGCCCTCGCCGACGCATTTGGCGTCGTGAATGACCTCGTTGCCAATCATGATGACGTGCTGCCAGACCTCGTCCGACTTGTCCTCCCAATCGCGCCAGAAGGCCCAAATCACCTGCGTCCGATCGGACGGCTTGTCCTCGTGCTTCTCCTTGACCTCGGGCGGCACCTTCTTCCACACTTCCTCGCCGACGAGTTCGCGCACGTAGTGGTTCCTCGTGAAACGCACGGCGGCGCGGTAGTCGACCTCGCCATAGGGTCCGAGGTCGATTTCGAGTTCTCGGAAAGGAATGGCCGAAACCGTGATCGCCGAGGCCGGATGCGGGCGCTCGACCCACACGGCAGCCGTGCCGATCGCGAGGTCCGGGTTGAACGCCTTCGGTATTTCAGGATAAAGGTTCGACGCCTTCATCGCGGCGAAGATCGCCTGGTCGTCCTTCTTGATCTGATCGCGGACCTTGCGCCAGACCGGCCCTTCGGCGCCGCCCGGCAGGTCCATGCCCGGCCCGCGCTCGCACCACGGCTCGGCTTCCGGCATGAACGCGCCGACGACCGCCGTGACAAAATCCTCAACGATGATAAAGGTTTCGTCGGTGTTGAGTTCGGGCGCGTCCAACATACGCGCCTGGCTCGGCGACGTCATCGAGGAAATCTGGCGCTGGCGATTCGGCGCCGCCAGAAAATAGCACTCCTTCACGTCGAGTTCGATGTATGACTTCCATGTTCGCGCCGCGGCGAGACGCGCAACTGCCTGCTGTTGCAGGTCCTTCGCCTGGCCGGTCGAGGCGGCTTCACTCTGGACGGAATTGGTCGTCGAGGGGATTTCTGCCATAGGTCAGGCGGCCTTGCCGGGCGCGATCGCGCCAGTGCTGGTCGAGACGAGCGGGGAAGTTGTGCTGCCGGCGATCGCGAGTTGCGTGCCGTAGCGCGCCATCAGCGACGCCATGTCGCCCTGCGTCTGCGTCTGGAGTTGGTTATCGAGGCTGGTCTGCGCCTGCTGTTGCTCTTGCGCCAGCATCGGGTCGACAGGAATCTTTGGTGCGCCCATCGAACAACTCGCCTCCGTTGGCGAGCAGATGGCGATAGAGCGCGTCAGGCCGCAATGATCCGGTCCTGACGCGGAGCAAATGCTTGATCGCCGAGACGCAGGTGAAGCCGGCGCGGCCGCGCCAATTCATCGGGGTGGCGGCGCACTTGAACTTGACGATGACGCAGTGCGCGGCGTAGCGCGCAATCTGCTGGCGGGCGACGTCGTGGCTGGCGTGAACAATGCGCAGGCCCGTCCATTCGGCGTCGAGGAACAGCCAGCAGTCGCCGACCGGGACATAGGTGAAGGCCGAGACGTGCTTGAAGCGGCCCATTGCCAGCGCGGACAGCCAGCGCGACGACGCATCGGGGTGGAAGACGACGAACCATTCGGCTGGCTCGGCCGCGCCAATCGGCTCGATCGGCTCCATCATCCGGCTATCCTGCGCATCGTCCGGCGCATACGGCCGATCTTGGCTGGCATGACCAGGCCAATAGGGTCGAGGCCGATCATGCGGCGCCCGTCGCCGAGGCCTAAAATTAAGTATTGGAGGGCGTCACACAAGTCGGAGTACCTGTCTTTTGAAGGCTTTAGCACGCCTTTTTCTTCTCGTTCCAAATGGTAGCGGCCGGACATGCCAACAACAAGCGTCCGGCAAGCCGGCGAGATGACGACGCGGTTGACGCCGGCCGGGTTGTCGTTCAGCGCGAAGGCGACCGCCTCGACACGTTTCTCGATGTCGTTCATCGGCGCCGGCGCCGGGATCACGGGCATCCCGTGCGCGGCCCAAATCTCGTAGGCCGATTGCTCGTCGTGCTTGTCGCGGCCCTTAGGATCGCCGACGAACCGAACCTTCTGGCCGGGATAGTGCTGCGTCAGGAACTTCTGCACCTTCGGCGCGAAGATTGAAGGCCCCTCGTTGAAGCCGAGCATTTCGTATTGGACGTAGACGCGACCGCCGACCTCCTGGGCGAACACGGCGGCGGGGTGGACGCGGCCGAAATCGAGGCCGACCTGCACGTCGTAATTGGGGAACGGCCGCAACGCCTCGCGCGAGACATGGAACTCGCGGCGGAACATCGGCCAGACCGGCTGGCCCTCGGCGACCAGCGCGACGCGGTTCATCAAGCGCGAGTCGATCCACGCCTTCGTCTTGCCGCGCAGTTGGCGATCGTAATAGTCGGCCGGCAGGTTCTTGAGGTTCTCGGCCTCCGGGTTGATGTGGTAGCCGGTGATCTGGCCGCGCGCGTCGAACTCCTCGATCAGCGCCGCCGGCTGCATGTACAGGCCCCACGAGTCCGGCCATTCGTACAGCGCGCGATCGGCCTCAGCCAAGCCGACCGGCGGGTCGAGGCCGTAGGCCATCGTGGCTAGCCAGTGGTCCTCGTCGGGCGCGTTGCCGTCGCCGAGCACGCCGCGCCACGTCGGGCCGCCATGTTCCCGCGGCGGGTAGCGCAAGCGCGAGTCGGCCTCGTCGAAAAGCTCCTTCTCGATGAATGGCAGTTCGTTGAAGCAGACGCCAGTGTACTCGGTCGAGCGCAGCTTCTTGACGTCGTCGGTCTTGTCGAGCGAGATGAAGTCGACCTCGCAATGAACCGGCCCCCCCTCGAAGGGATAGCGCAGCTTGTGACCCATCGTCGCGCCATACGTAAAACGGCCGTATGTGTCTTCAGGGTAGGTCTCAAGCCAAGTACGGATTGTGGAGCGTTTCAGGTCCGGCATTGTATTGCGCACCATCGCGAAGCGCGTATACCTAACGCCGTCTTTTGGACTTGGCCGCTGCTCTTGGGCGTGTCGGCCGACGCGCAGACACATGGCTTTAGTCTTGCCGCTGCCGATCGGCCCGCCGATGTAATCTACCGGGTTATTGGCGAGGATGAAATCTGCCGCCTTGGTTCCGCCGATGAAGTTGAAGACGGAACTCACGGCATTCTCGCTTCCTGGACCTGCATCAGCCGCGCGCGGGCGGCGCGCAGGATTGGCAGAATTTTGGCG